CTGTAGCATCTCCTTTTTTCATACCATCATTACCTAATCTATCTTTACCTAAAGTACTTTGTTGTGTACCAGCAATAGATGCTTTTTCTTTAGGTCTACCTAGAGGTTCATCTTTATCATAACCATCCGGAACACCCATATTGTATCTTCCAGAACCATATAAAGCAGCTAAATCATGAGGTGTACCATATGACTTACCTGATTCAAGTGGGTCATTACCTTCGTTTTCAATTTGTTTAAATCTAAAGATACGTTTTTGGTCTTCAGCTATTAAATCTCTATATTCATCAAACTGATCTTGGCTTAAATGGAATATATTATCATAAACCCAATCTGTAGGTAATATTTTTCCATCAACAATATCTTTAGCTAAAGATACTTTTTCTTTTAATAGAGCTATTCTTTCTTGGTCATATATAATAGAAGGAGTAGTCAATGATAATTCAAAATTAGTTAATTGATCATTTCTATAACCTTGAGTATACAAATGTACTAATGCTATTTTATATAATTCTGAGAGTATAATTCTTTGGATACGATCAATTGTGCGAGCAAAACGAATATCCTCAGCTGCTAATGTTGCTTTACCTGTTAGATCTTTTTCGTAACCCATAAACGCTTTAGGTACTTTTAAAGCAGCAAATAGTTTATCTCTTAAATAAGTTACGTCTTCAATTGCTGTATAATCTAAACCTTTAGTATTATCAATTCGAGTAGTTGAATCATTACCTCTAACTGGTATATAAAAATCTTCTAGTGAGTTTTGTAAATTATATTTTAAATTATATTCACCTGTCTGTGGGTCAATATATGGAGTTCTTTTCATTTGTGAGATAGTCTTTTGCATAAAGTTTTCTACTTCATTAGGTGGAATAGAACCTACATTAATATAAAAAACTCTTTTTTCTGGGGCGCGAACAATACGATGGATTAACATAGCATCTTCCATTAAAATGTATTGTTTAAATAACTTACGAGCTGGTTCTAGATAAGAACGACCATATGGAAGATAATTAACATCAGTAATTAATCTAAAATGAGCCATTTCATAATTATCAAAATACATAGCGGCATCATTTTTATTAGTGCTGTAGGTACCTTGGCCTGTTACACCATAAAAACCTGTGCCTCCTCCAGAGAAACCATTTGCATTAAATTGATATCTTACTTCAGCAGGGTTTTTAGGATCATAATGTTCTTCTCTCATTATATGGTAAGCAGTGTATGGAATAACATTATATACTCCAAATTTTTCAGCGATTTCTAATTTTAAAAAGAAATCACCATACTTACACATTTGGCGAACCCAAGACCATAAATTAAATTCAACATTTAGTACATCATAAAATAAATTATAAAGAATTTTTTGTGTATCTTCATTTGAGCTTCTGATCTGAAGTACTTCACCTAAGTCATTTTTAAGAGTACATTCATCAGCTATAATATCAAGAGCAGAAGCTACAATAGCATCTGTATCCATCGCATCATAGTCGGAGTATACTTGGGTGCGGAGGTATCTCCAATTAAGGTTTAATTGAGCACCATATAAAGATGTGCTATTACTAGAATAAATACGATTAAATCTATCTACTAATGCATTAGTTTGGAATTCCCCAGTTGATTGGATACTATTTACATCCATTACTTTGAGCTGATTACCACCAGCGTTACGAATAACTACATCTGTTGAAAATAATTTCCTTAATCTTGAAAAAACACTTGTATCAGCCATTTAAATTAAATTATATATTATAAATATTATAGTAACCACCTTATATTTTCATCTTGCCCACCTATATTCATTTGATATGGATTAGGAACACCATTCATAGTATAGTTACCTTGAGGGTTTGGTCTAACAGCTGCCATATTACTTAAAGCTGCTCGAGTTAAATCTAAACCTTGTGTTTTATATTTTAAAGCTGTGTCACGCACGTACATTCCAATTGCAAAACTCATAACTAAGTCATCATTATAACCAGATTGTGCTTCAGGTCTACCGTTTCTCCATATAAACACTTTCATTTCTTCAAGAAGACGCTTAGATTGTATAACAACACTTTTATCTCCAACATATTCTCTAAATTTATTTACAACTAATGGACGAGTTCTCATAGACATTGTAAAACCTGGTGTCATTCTTGATGGATCATCTGTTCTTTCTAAGTAGGTTTCTGCATTTAACGCCTCACTTTTTGGAGAGTAATACAAATTTCTGTAACCTCTTTCAATAATTGCGTCAAGAGTTGACCATCCTATGTTAGCATTTTCAACAACTAGTAACGCATCATTATATTCTGTCGCGATACTTACTAGTAAATAACCAAATTCTTTTGGGGATATTTGACTTTTATACTCAGCGACTTGTGTATTTAATTCAGTATCTATGACATGAAATGTTGAAAAATCTTTACCATCTCCACGAGCTACATCAGCAACAACCATATAATTTCGTGTGTAATCTGGTAATTCCCATATCCATAAGTTACGATCTATACCACGTTTTTCCAAGGGGTCTTTAACAGAAGTTGCAAAAATAAAGTCTAGTTGTTCACTATAAAACACAGTATCACCTGAGGTATTGAAGTCACAATCACATTCTTGAGCTGCTAATCGTGGATCTCCTAATAAATCATCTTGTTTTTTTCTCCAATTTTCATCACGTTCAGGGTGAACAAACCATGGAAGTTTAATAGGTAAGAAGTCATTTTGTTGTGCTTCAGCTCTAACCCATGTTTGATGAAACCAATTACCAGTACCATATGGAGTAGATAATACAATCGCTCCACCACCAGTTGCTAAGGTTTGTTGAGCAGATGCCCATATCTCAGCTATACCTTCAATAAAAGCAGCCTCATCTATAATTAGAAGTGATACTGCTTCTGATCGACCTGCGTCACCTGCTGCTGAAACTGCTTTAATTTGAGAACCATTATTTAATCGTAATGTTAGTTTATTATTTTCATCTGCAGGTATTTTAAGCCAAGAAGGTAAATTTTCAAACATGAATTTGACTTTTGTTACCATGTTCTTAGCTGTCTCTTGTTTAGTAGCTATACAAAGAACATTTTTATCTTTTTGGAATATCATTAACCATAATGAATAGCCTGCTACTAAAGTTGATATACCTAACTGTCGAGATTTAAGTACTATATCATATGGGTGATCTCTCCATAGACGCAATACTTTTTCTTGAAATGGATATAAATTAAATATAATTCTGCCACGAGTTGGATGCTGAATGTGGCAGTATTTTTTCATAAAGTGAGCTGGGTCTTGAGCGCACTTTAAGTATTCATCTCGTATTATTTGTTTTAGGTCTTGAGACATAACTTTTTAGATATAAATTATATCTTAAGGTTTTTGGTTAGGTTGAGTACCTGTAGGATTTTCTTTTTTCTTTGCTTGAGCTGCTTCTAAAGCTTTTTTACTAGCATCTTTTTGAGCTGAAGCAGCAGCGGCTGCTTTTTTACTAGCTTCTGTTGGATTAGCTTTCATTGAAGTTTGAGCTATTTTATCAGCTTCATCAGCTTTTTTTACCGCGTCTGTAGCTGTTTTTATTGGGTCTACCTCAGGAGCTTCATTTAATATTTCAACAATAGTTTCTTCTATTTTTTTTCTAAATTCTGAAAGTTTCATGGTTTTTTAAGACTTTAAGTTTGGGTATAAATATTAAAACTTTAAGTAACCTTTAATTTGTTCAATTCTTTGTTCTGTAGTACCTGAAATGATACCAAAGTTTTTCATAAGATATAAATTATCTTTAATAAAATACTTAATAGTACTATCAATCCAATCACGATAACCAGCATCAGTTGTTCTAACACCATTATCTTCAATTTGAACTCCTACAGGAGAGACATAAAAAATATAATCATAGTCTTTAATAAATTGACTAGCATATGGAATAAATTTTAATTTTTCTACTCCATCAATTGATTTAGCGCATTGAGCAAACGCCATCACATCAATTACTGTTCTATCAGTAATAACATTTTCTCTCATTAATTCAGAACAACGTTCAGCTAAGAATATTGTTTGACCTTTTAATGTACTATCAGTGTTTAATGGAATACCTAAATCACGTAAGT